TAGATTACTCTTGTTATGATGAGTATGATAGATATTTTGATGACAAGGGAACAGATGAAATAATAAAGCCTCTTATAGAAAAGGAGTAATAAAGTAAAATATTAATAAGAGATAGATTTAAACTAAGGAATTAAATATTTGATTTTTGTTAAATATTGTTGTATAATATATATAGAAAGTTAAGGAAGATTAGAAAATAGTCTTAGTATGCAAAGCAAAATGGGGTAAAATAAATGGTTGCTAAACTAAACTATTTTCTAGTCAACTTATTTCTAAAAATAAAAAATTATAAGGAGGAATTAAATTTATGTTTAATTCTATTGTGGCAAAGGATAATTTGCTTTTGGAAATTTATAGGGTAGTAAAGAGTAAGGCAAGTAACGATGTAAAGGTTGAGAACGTTATTAAGCTTCTCGAATAGAATAAGGAGTTTAATAAAGTCCTTAAATTTGAAGAAAGAGAACGATTAAATAGGTAAAAAAGAGAGCAGTAGTTTTACTACTGCTCTTCTTTATTTTCCAATATTTCAATTCTTTTTTCTAATTCTTTCGTATACATTAATAGAATTGGAATAAAATCTGTATATGCTAAAGTCTGAAAATCTTCAGCACCATTTTCTATTAAACAACCAAAATCTTCTTTTGTTAAATTAACTTTAGAAAGTTTTTCTTCTATTTCCTAAGTAATAAAACCAATATGATATTTATTTTCGTCATCGTCTTTAAACTTAAATCTTTTAGGTTCTATTTCTTTAATTAATTCTAAATAGCGATTGTCTAAAATTTCTATATTTTTCTTATTTCTTCTATCTGATGTCTATGCAAGAGTTTTGCAAGTTAAAGTTCCATTATTATCTCCATATATACTACTTACACAATAAGATTGATTTGTTACAGTACTAAAAGTTGAACCAGAATGATAAGAATATCCAAATAGAACAGGTCTATGAGCAGTAGAAGCAGCGCCACCCCAACCAACAGTCTAGGTTACATAGTTATTTCCTGGGTACGCAGGTAAACTTACTATACCACTAGAAGGATTATATGCTGTAGTTCCTACTTTTACCTGTGTTACAGTACCTATACCTGCTCCTATTGCTGTTCTAAATGCCGCGGGGTCTGTAACTGAATAAGAACGCGTACCATCTGCATTTGCTGTTATATTTAAATAGTTTGCTAATGCTGAATTATTATAAGTAGCAAAAGCACCAAACTATAAGGTAATATTTTTGCTAGTATCTTGGAAAACTTTTATCATACCAATACTATTTCCACCACTATCACTAAAGTACATTATTCCACTTCCACTTACGGTTGCACTTGGCGCAGTGCCTCTAGTAATATTCGTAGAATTTAAATAAAATGTACTATTGGTAAGAGTAGCTGTTCGATTTCCATTAGAATCTACTGCTAAATCTAAATAATTAGAACCACTATTTGATATAATCGGTCCTATTCTTAATACCATATCTCCTGATGTTAAATGTCTTGGTATAATTGCTCCTATGTTTTCATTATCTTTATCTCTAAGATATAATCCGCATGAGCCATTTATAACGCTAGAAGGCGTCGATCCATTTCTATCAATATTAGTACTTTTTATACAAATAGTATTATCAGTAAAAGTAGCTTTACGATTTCCGCTAGAATCTACAGTAAGTTCTAAAAAGTTACCTACCGCATCACTAGTGCCAGTTGTTATCGGTCCAAGTCTTAATGCCATCTCTCCTGTTTTTAATCTTATAGGAGTAATTGTGCCCATATTAGCATCATTAGTATCTTTAAAATAAAGTAAACTATTTCCAGCAGTATCGTTTGATGGTGCAGTTCCTGCTCTTGCTATATTAGAACTTTTAAGATATAAAATCCCTGTAAGAGTTCCACCAATAAGTTTAAGATAAATATCATCATAGTTAGGAGTTGCCCAAGTTCCATCATTTCTTAAATAAGTAGTTGTGTCTGAACCAAGTTGAGGCCCACTAGTAATAGTATTAGTTCCATTAAATTTTGCTAAATAACCAGAAGTACCACTACCAGTAATATTATTTGCAATACTCGGAGTAACTGTTACTGTCTATGCTGAGCCGCCGCTAGGTGTTACTGTGAAACCATTAGTTCCATTTGCAAAAGTATAGGTAGTATTATTATCAGGAGGCGTAGTAAAGATATAAGTACTACCTCCTGCAGTAAGTTTATATTTAGTATTTGCCGAAAGAGTTAATTGATTAGTTCCAGTATCAGTCGCAATTGATAATGGGAAAGTTGTATTACCTGCCATTGCAGTTGTTGAAGTTGTTCCAATAACAAGATCTGAGGTTCCTGCCCCAATAGCAGTTCTAAAATTTTCTGGTGAGGATACTTTATATGTTCTTGTACCATCAGAACCTACTAAAATATCTAATGTATTATATATGTCTCCTCCATCATATTCATTTTCTACAGCAAGTTCAAGTTTTATTTCTCCTGTTGTTAATCTCTATACATTAATAAAACCAATTCTTTCTCCATCTTTATCTAAAAAATTAAATTCTGAATTGCCCCAAGTATTAGAAGTTACTGCTTCTCCATCTCTATCAAGGTTAGTAGCTTTTAATCTTAATGATTTACCATTTAATACTACATTTCCTTGAAATGTAGTTCCACTAATATTTGGTACTGTCAAAAGGTTTGTACTAGGATTATAATAGAAATCATTATCTCTATAACAAATATTATCAACATTTCCAGTAGTTGTAGTATTAGCAGAATATGCTAATAAAATAGGTCTATTAGTATTTCCATTTGTTAAAGTCTATCTAACTTTAGTGTCGCTATTTGCATCATAATAATTTAAAACTGTCCAACATCCTCCATCGACAGTCTATGTAGCATCTCCACCATTTACGGGATATATCGTAGCAGTACTACCTGCAGATTCATAAACTAAAGTAATAGTTTTTCCACTAACATAATGAGTAGTCAATCTAGTTGTATTATTAACTGAAACAGGTTTATAATTAGTTCCATTATCAAGAGAAATATAAACTCCATAACTATGACCAGCACAAGGAATTCTAATTGTAATTATATCTCCATCCTATGGCTATTTACCTAAATTAAATTTCCATTTAGCAGGAAAATATCTCGGACTAACTCCTTCTCCTTTATCTTGTGCCGTTTCACCAGTTCCAGTTATTAAATCAAATCTCTAATCAATATCATTCATAACCCAACGTTTATCAGTAGAACTTACTTGATAATATGTAAAACTTACTATCTATCCTGCCGCCCAGTTCTAAGTTGAGCACTATGGGGCAGTAGTGCCATACCTTTTAATCGCTATTGCTCCCGTGCTATTTACATTTAGAGTAGGACTTGCCGCAGTATTTCCATTTACAAAATAAACGTGAATTGTAACTCCATTTTCTAATTGACTAAAATTAGAACAAGTAACTACTTTTGCTGCAGTATCTATAGCAGTACTACAAGTTCCAAATAAAGTAGAGGCAACTAAATGAGTAGTTCCACTACTATCCTTAATTTTTCCTACATATCCCATTTAAATCGCCTCCTTTTATGTTGAAACTCCAGTAACTGCAGAGACAGAACTCCAAGATAATGAAGGTAATGTTCCTGCACTCCAATTGCTAACTTCTGATATTGTAACAGAAGAACTTAATACTGGAACAGTTACATCGGTATTACTACTTATTTCTTTAATAGTAACAGAACTACTTAAAATAGGTACTGTTACATCACTTGTACTACTAATCTCAGTTATAGATACAGAACTACTTAAAATAGGTACTGTAACATCACTAATAGAACTAATCTATTTTAAAGTTACTGAAGAACTTAAAACGGGTACTGTAACATCACTTATACTACTAATCTATTTTAAGGTTATAGAACTACTTAAAATAGGTACAGTAACATCAGTATTGCTAACAACATTATTAATAGTAACAGATGATGATGTAGGCAATGTTCCCTAATTTAATTCTAATGTTATTCCACTTACTGTCAATGTTGGTAATGTTCCAACACCAGTTATCTAATTAAAAGTAGTAGATGATGTAGTTACCTTTGTTGCTGTTGTTGTAGATGATGTAACGGGGTATATTGTAGTATCTTTGCTAACAACTTTAGATGCAGTCGTTGTAGATGATGTAACTGGATATATTGTTGTGTCTTTACTAACTACCTTAGATGCCGTTGTTGTAGATGATGTAACTGGATATATTGTTGTTGATTTTGTTGTAACTTTTGTTGCAGTTGTTGTAGTTGATTTTACAGGATAGATTGTAGTATCTTTTGAGACTATTTTGGATGCAGTTGTTGTAGTTGATTTTACAGGATAGATTGTCGTTGATTTTGTTGATAATGCGGGTAAGGTACCATTATCAAAAGAAAAAGACTAGTAATCAATAACATCTGCAGTTCCAGTTGCCTAAGCAGTATTAGTTTCAGTCCATGCACTCCAATTTCCACTTGTACCATTTCTAACCCTTTTATATGTAGTTAATGCTCCGCAATAATTTAAAAACTAATAATACCATGCTCCACTGGCAGTATGTAGAACTATTAATCCAAAACCAGAAGTTGAAGTTGGAATAGGTGTATTAGTACAGGAATTTCCTCCTCCAGCATTATAAAAACCAGGTAATACTATATCATTTAAATCTGCACCACTTGCTAAAGATGTAGACCTTGCTGCATCTGCGGTTGTTGAATTTCCACTAGAGTCTGTTAATTTTATATTTTTACTATCACGAGCTAATGAATAAGTTGTATCAGTTAACTAAGGAGTAACTCCATTAATTTTAACAAAATATGCGTCCGACCATCTATAACTACTACTTCCTATTTTTCCAGTATTATCTGTCATAGGATAGAAAGTTCTATTATTATTTAAACAAACTGCAACTCTATTAGCTAATGTTTGACAATTTGTAGCGAAATATATACTATTATCAGAAGAGAGGATTAATTGTTCTGCATCTCCAGTAAAAGCAGTGGTTTCTTTGCCAGATGCTCCAGCACTATTATTTATATCAAGTCTTGCAGGAGATTCAACAGTCTAATCGTCTGCAATTAAACTTGTTAAATTAGTGCTACTTTCTCCTCCTCCTATCATTGTTAAACCACCAGAATCAACAGTTAGTAATAGACCATTGGCCGATGTGTGCTTACCAGACCAAGCTCTTATGATCGCTCTTTCATAAGGAGCAACAGAGTATCCGTCTAGGTAGTTATTAGCATAAATTCCGTTTGAGTTTAAATACACTCTTTTTGCAGTAGTATTGCTATTACTGCCACTAACAGGATTTGCTGCAACAAAAGCTCCTCCATAAAAAGTTCCATTACCTGTTTGTAAAAAGGCTTTTCCACTTTTATAAACTATATTAGTTACTCCCGTTTCCGTATAATCACTAGGTTTACTATAGTCATTATACCCAACTATTATTGGTCTAAAATTAGTAGTTGAAGAATTAGTCTAAGTCACTTTAGTATCAGTATTAGAATTGTAATCTGCCTAAGTAACCCATCTATTATCAGTAGTAGGAGTGCCGTCAATATTAATACTTCCTGCACTCCAATATGTCATTATAATACTCATTCCTTTAGCATAATGAGTAGTTAATCTACCACTACTATAATAACAATTAATAGGTCCAGTGGTAATAGGAGGGACATCTTCTCCATTATTTAAAGTCAATTCTAAAGTAACATTAGTACCTGACACACTTGCATAAGGTAAGAAATAAGCAATAGTTAATCCATCATATATTTCTGGTAAATCAATTGTACCTGTCCAACTTGCTGTTGATGCAGTCTATGTACCAGCAACTGGTATAATTGTGTTTTTAATATCATAAATATTATTATCAGGAAGTTCAATCTTCTTTATAAAACTCACTTAAATCAACTCCCTAAAAATTCCATCCAATCATAAAAACTAATTCGTTCAAAAATTAATCCTTCTTTAAACTTCTTAGTCTTTAAAGTTATATAAATTTCGTTCTTCTTACTCTATTCAAGAGTAGTATAAAACTCTTTGTTCTTCTAATAGAACTTTTTAATTCTATTTTCTACTTTCTCTTTATATTCTTTATTCTCTTCTAAGTACCATTCATCTTTATTCAATAGTAAATACGTATCAAAAATAATTCGCGCGGCGCTCTCTCGTGCTTGCTGAACCATTCCTTTTTGCATAAATTCATCTATTAAATAATCGGTACTATCAATCATCTTATCATAAGTCTTTAATATATATTTCTTATCATGTCTACATACAGAATCTCCATTCCATTTCCAGAGATAAAAAGGTTTAATTACCATTCTACATCTATCTTTTCTAGAACAATTAATTGCCTAAAATACAAAGAAAGAGTCCTCATGAATGGTTAATCCATAATTCCATTTTATATTAAAAAGTTTTAAAAATTCTTTATTAAAAACTTTACCGTGAACAAAAGTACCGTCTTGTTCATTATGTTCAATATATAAAGTCTTTCCGTCGGGTGTTTTTACTTCTTCAATAAAATAGGAAATTAGGCTATCAAAACCTCTATCAATTTCTCCAAAAATCCAAAACAGTCCTCTCATATCAATGAACATATCATCAGCATCACAAAACATTACATAATCGCCTTTAGAAAACTAAAAGCACATATCTCTTGTTCCAGATACTCCTAAATGTTCATTGATAAAATAGTTGACTGTAAATGGGTATGAATCAATGAAATCTTCGGATAGTATAACATCTGTTCCATCATTAACGATAACGACTTCAATTTCATTAAAATCTATATTCTGTTGTAATGCTATACTATCCAGAAGAGGTTTTACCTATTCTTCCGTTTCTTTATATTGTGGAATTAAAATAGATAATTTCATTTAATTTATTCTCCTTTTAATTTATTTTATGAATTTGAAATACTTGGATATACAGTAAATGTATCTGTAGATGACGATGCAAGAGCAACCGTAATTCCATCTGTAATACCAGAAACTACTGTATCTCCACCAGCATATGCGGATACTTTCGCATAACTAGAAGTAACTGCACTTACTGCATTTGCAGTTGAAGTTGAGAGTACAACTGTAACAGTACCACTAGGAGTATACTCTAATGTACCACTAACAGAAGCATTAATATCAACAGTTGCTGCCGTAGCTTTGCTAAAGCTAACTCCAGTAACCCAAGTATCTTTAGGTACTGTAGTGTATACACTTTCTTTTGTTAGATCAGTATATGCACTAATAGCAACTTTTGATAATGATTCTGGACCAGTCATATATTTTGTATTCGATGCAGCAAGACCATAAACAGACATTGTAGTAGGATTTAAAGCATATATTTGTAAAATTTCGCCTGCAGTAACTGAAGCCACTTGTAAATAACCACTTGATAATGTAGTAGTAATAGAACCAAGAGGATTAAAAGTGGTCGCAGTTGCAGAGGTTCCATTTGTAATTGTTGTAGTATTACTTAAAACCTAACTCGATGTTCCTCCTGTCACTACCTGCTTTGTAAGTGCTAAACTTAATGCAGCATTTTTTGTTAATGTTGCCGCAGTTTTAGTATTTGTTATACTAACTGTTGCACCAGTTTGTGTTGCATCACCAGAAAAATCAATTGAAGTACTTGTTCCACTAAAAGTTGCTTTACTTACACTATAAACATAAGTAATAGATTTAGTTGTAATATCAGTAACAACTTTTGCTCCATCTGTTGAAACACTAGTTACACTTACTGGTATTGCTATTTTAGATAAAGCTTTAGTCTATTTTGTAACTGTACCCGACTTTGTAACTGATAAACCAACATAACCAGTGTCTACAAAAGCAAATTGTCCATATGGCATAGTACCACTATGCCCTAGTTCTGACCATACTGATCCATTAAAGATATATTCTGTTCTAGAATATTCTCCACCTGCAGTTCCTTCTACTGATATAACATTTCCAGATTCAGCAGTAACTACTTCTTCAATAATATGCTAAGGATCTGATGGATCTGGATGATCTGGATTGACATATAATATAGTAACCTAATTTAATGGAGCAGTTGTAGGAACGGCTTTTGCTACTCCTAAATATTTAGTGATATTATTTAATTCTTCAATAGCCTATCTTGCTTCTTCGTCTTTAATATAATAAATTGCGCCATCACCAGTCGGCAATTTAACTTTAGATATATATTGTCTAGGCATTATTCTCCACCTCCATTATTTGCCTACTGAGAAGGTTTTGGCGGTGCTGTAGTAGTATAAGTCTCTGAAGTACCGCTAAATGTAGCACTAATACTACCACTAGGAGTAAATGATGTAGATATTGTTGCAGATGTTCCTGTAAATTCTGCTGTAACATCTCCACTAATTTCACAACTGCCACTAAATGTAGTATTACTTCCACTAAATGTTGCACCAATAGAAACACTATCTCCAATAAATGTTGAACTAACATCTACATCAACACTAATATCTGTAATGATATCTACTGAAGATATAGAAGGTAAAGTGCCTTGTGAAAAACTATACATTGCACTATTATAGTATAATACTAATTGTTCACTATCATTTCCGATACCTGCATCTAATATACCACCATTTGATGTGTTCACAACAAAAGTTGGCAATGTACCTACACTAGTAATCTAATTAATTGAAGTAGTTGTAGTACTAACACTTACATCTACTGTATTTGAAATAGTACCTGTAGGCTAATAGTTTCCAGTAATAGATTTAACTATTTCTGCTATTTCAACAATACCCTATGGTACACCACTTACATCAATAGTACCAGTTGTACTTGCTAATGTTGCGCTTATAGTTCCACTTGGTGTATATTCTACACTTATTGTACCAGGTTCACCAACAAAAACTGCATTAATAGAACCTTTTGGTAAAATAGATACTGAACCTGTATCTGTATATGCAAAACTACCTAATAAATCAGTAAGACCACTTAAATCTCCAAACAACTGCCAGCAACCAGCAGATGCATTGTAAATAAATTCAGATTGGTCATGAATAGCTATTCCACCGTCAACAGCATAAACCTAGTCACCATTAATTATAATAGGATTCGTTGTCGCTCCATCATATAATGGGGAAGTTGTAACTCCTAAGTATTTACAATAACTAGATAACTCTTTAATTGCTTCTCTTGCATAAGAGTCTTTAAAATAATATACTCTATTATTAGGCAATTTAACACTAGAAAGCACTAATTCATCTGCCATTTATTTATCTCACCACCTTATTTATAAAAAAGTAACTAATTACCATCATCTATATCCTAAACAACAGTAACTCCTACTTTATCGTTCCAATATTCCCTCTCTTCCTAAGTTATATGAACTATTATATTTTGTATATGATCGAAGTAATCCTAATCAATAAATATTAAATCATTTAAATATCCACCATTTCCAATTTTCATTCGTGGACCCGTGCCGCCGCCAGCTCGCGGCGCATCAGAGTAAATATAAATATCTCCTTTCTTTGTAATTAAATCAGGCTAATTATTCCAATTTTCAGTAGTATCATAATAAATTTTTAATAATTCGCTATACTACTACTATAAAATATTTACATTATAAATCAATCCATCTATTGCTAATTCTGGATTACCTTCAACTTCCGTAACTAACCTATATACAATAGCCTATAACTCTTTTATAATTTCTATATCTGTAATGTCTGGTAGAACAATTTTACCTTCCATATCATCAATTGTATCAATCCAACCTTTGTATGGTCTAGGTCTTTTCACTCTACCATGCATACAATTTTCAATTTCGATTTTACCTTTAACTTTACTTAAATCTTCTAATTCTCCACTCTTCTTATCTTCAATATCAATCTATCCATTATATCTTTCATCTACAACAACAGAGTGAATATTCTAATCTTCCTAGATTTCGCCGCTAAACTATTGTTCTTCCTAAATTTTCCCGCTAATTGTATCTATATTCTATTCAATAGTTTGAATAGTAGGAGTGGTTCTATTTCTACCTTCAATAGACTAAACCTATCCAACTATTTCTTCTATTGAACTATCCTAAATAGAACCACTAAACTTCTTCATATTAATATACCTCGTCTGTTACAATGACTCTACCTCTAATAAAAGTAGATACATCTCCATTTACACGAGTTAATTCAACATCGTAAACATAAATGCTATCCATAGGAAGATCTTTAGTATCATTAGGCTCAAATTTAAGTACCATAGTTTCTGGGTCTATTTGTCTTAAAATTAAAGGCTGTTCATCAGTCTTATTTTTCTTCATAGCAAATCTTACACTATCACCCTATTCAGGAGTATAAGTACTGCCATCTTCATTTTTAATAATAAACTTAATATACTTAGTATCGCCGTGAGGAATAATTATATCATTCTTATAAGTATCAATAATTTCTTTCTCAGTTGCAATATAATCTTTCTAAGGATTACCAAGTATTCCCTCAATTAAAACCGCAGTTTTTAAATAATCTCTTTTAATCAAACATACAGGAAAGTGTTTACAAGTAAAACATCTGACCTATATCTAAGTATGATGTGGTGGTTTTGGCACATCAATAGGTGTTAAGAAAATCTCTTTCATAAACTCACCTTCCTTTTGGTATAAAATAAAGGAAGATATAATTCTTCCTTTATTTAAGTAAGCATTTTAAGAAAATCCTCTAGAGTTTTAATCTTTAGCTATTTGAGTCCATTCGCAATCTTTATAAGCTTTATCATTTCTCCAAGTATCAATTCTTGGGTGGCGAAGAGAATATTCACCATCAATACACTCTACTTCCATACAATTAATCGCCGCGACCTTGCCAATTAACTCCTTAGGATTTTTTACAATTTTCTCTCTAATACTTTCATCAATACCACTAATCCAGCAAATATGTACGGGGTCATTTCCTTTCATTACGCTAAATGAAATTGCACTTGCCCAACCATTATAGAAGCCTTTTGTTATTGCAATAATCGGTTCGCCATTCACATATTCTTTATACATATTCTTATTAAACTTTTCACCTGTTTTAGTATTCATCCAGTATGTCCAAGTATCAATCATTTTGCCGTTATATTCTATTGTTGACTCTTTATAGTTTCCATCAACGAAAGCATCTATAGTTTCTTCAACTTCCATTTTGCATTTAAGAGTCTTTCTTGCAGTTCTCTTGCCAGGTTCAGGTACTGTCCCGAGTTTAGTTATAACTATACCTTCTCCACCAGAAGCAAGAATCTCTCCATATTTATTCCAAAGTTCTTCTCCCTTAAGATAATCTGCAATTTCAATATTATCAAATTTCTTTTCCTTTAAACTATTTAAAGTCTTAATTCTATCTTCAATTTTAGTTTTAAGATAACTCTTTCCATCAAAAGCCCAAACATCAAATACATAATATGAGAGTTTTTCTCCCTTATTCTGTCTATCCAGAGCTTTATCTTTTAGACAGCCAAGAATTGTAGTTACATTCCTTGAGCCGCGCTTCGTCGGAAAATAAAGTTCTCCAAGCAGACAAGTTCCATTAGGCAAACTATTAAAAAACTCCATACATTGCGGCACCCATTCAATTTTATTAAGATAGCCGCCATTAACACTTTCAGTTCGTCCTTGTAGTCTCATATTACCTTCATCATCTTTAATAAAGCGAGCATAGTGCCCATCCATCTTCGTCGCTCCAGTATAGACCTCAGATAAGATAAAGTCTTTGGTATCCTTATGCTTATCGCCTTTATAGGTCTTTGGGAATGACCAATATTTTTCCGCAGAAAGATTTTCAAAATCTACATTATCAATTATACTATTCATTTAATTTATCTCCTTTTTAAATTATTTATTTTATTTTTTTCTTCTTCCCTTCCCTTCTATATATTTATTATATCAAATTTCTCTTAAAAAGTCAAATCTTTAATTTTTAGAGTTTTTTCTTTTATAATCTACTTATTTTAAGAAGAAATATTCTCTAAGGAGGTGTTTACTATGGTTAATTGTAATTGTCCAGGTCATGAATTTGAACCCTTATATGATAAATTTCCATAGACTATAACTACTACTTCTTCTTATAAGGAAGGAGAGACATTAGAAGGAAAACTTGTCGGCGGCACTTATAAAGATTATAATACAGTTCAAGCAACTTATTGTATTGATAATTTTTTAGTAGTATTCCATTTATATTGGGATAAAATGCTCGGCAAATTTATAGTTTCTAATGGTACTGAAATTTATTATAAGTTAAAATTTATATTAAGTCAAGAATCTAGAGATTTATTCGAGAATAATCAAAACTTAATAGATTGGAGAACAGAAGAAATTAAAAAGGAAGAGGAAGAAGGGAAGGATATAATTAATACAACTTATTTCTCAGTTATTATGAATTGTGAGTTTTATCAAGAGGATAAGACTTTAACTCAAAAAGATATTTATAAGAGATACAGAGAAATTAGTCCTAAACCTTTTGAACCAGAAGATTTAGCCCATATAGCAACATATCATATTGAACCACATCAGGTAGATTATTTAACATCTACTTTTGAACCTAATCCAGTAGTATATCCAGTATTTATTCCTAAAAATCCTCCTAAGAAAGCACCAAGACCGCCAAGGAGAAGAGATGATATTTAATGGAAACATCTAAAGGAGAACAAAAAATAATAGATATACTAAAAAGAAATAGAATAACTTTTGAAAGAGAAGTCTATTTTGAGGATTTAAATGGTTATAAAAAAGTTCCTTTAAGATTTGATTTTGGAATTTTTAGATATGGAAAACTTATAGCATTAGTTGAGTATGACGGTCAACAACACTATGAGTTCGTTAAATTCTTCCATAAAACACAATCTGGTTTTAAAAAGCAATAGGAATGGGATAGGAGAAAGAATAAGTATTGTCTTCTCCATAATATTCCCTTATATAGAGTTCCTTATTGGCAATTAGAAGATTTAACTTTGGAAAAAATATTTAGTTCAATCAATAGGGTAAAAGATAAATACCATATCGACAATATTAAAAGAAGTGGGGTGAAAAAGTGACAATGTAGGAAGCATTAGAAATATTGAAAGTAATTGGCGGCGCCGCAGGTGCGTTAGTTACTATAATTACTTTCTTTACTTTAATTTCTAAAAGACCTCGTGCCGCACTAAGAAGAATCATAAGAGAAGAATCAAAAGAAGCAAATAAGGAATTAGCAAATAAGATAGAAGAATTAGAAACGAAAAGTAAAGAAAGGTTTGATAAGATAGATAAAAAGAACTTAGAGAATGATGAAACCAATCTAGCTATGTTGAGAAATACAATTACTCACATTTATTTTAAATATAAAGATTAGAAAAAAATTCCTCATTATGAAAAAGAAAATTTAATATCATTATATGAAAGATATGAAAAATTACACGGCAACCATTATATAAAAATGATTGTAGGTGAAATGAAGGATTGGGAAGAAACAATATAATTTTTAAGTCAAGGTATTAATACCTTGACTTTTCTTTTTATTTGGATTAAGATGATTTTAGTAAAATCAAATTTTTTAGAGAAAACCACTTAATTTTCTACTTAAATTTAACTCGCAAAAGTTGACTTCTTAAAAAATTTGTGATATAATTATTTTATAAAGAAGAAAAGGAGGAATAATTATGGTGATTTTATATTCAACTGGATGCCCTAAATGCTCTGTACTTGAGAAGAAACTTGACATAGCAAATATCAAATATGAAGTTTGTAATGACCAAGAGATAATGAAAGAAAAAGGCATGACCTCAGCTCCAGCTTTAGAAGTCGATGGAGTTATGTATGATTTTGCAGAAGCAATTAAATTTATAAAATCATACAATTAAAACTAAAGAAGGAGTGATAAGGATTGGTTATTAATATTAAAATTAATAAGAACTTTACAACACAGTGGAATAAGATGTAGAATGAATATGGCACAGAACTTGCATCTTTAAATGGTTTTGCCGATGAGCAGCTTTCTTACGGCGATTTTATTGATAATTTTATTGACGAGAAAGTTGTTGCAGATAGCAGTATTGATGCAAATAGTAATGTACGAAGAAAAGATATCGTTACATTACTTTCTGAAATGCCTAAACCACATAGAAAGTTAATGGCTTTTCATAAGATTTATTATGAAATGCAGAAAGAGTACGGTTTTAAAGCCGCAAATGATTGGATTAAGAGAGAGTGGATTGGAGAGATTTATCTTCACGATGCAGACACATCAACATTTAAGCACTATTGTTTTGCTTATGATTTAAAAGACCTTGCAGAAAAAGGATTGTTCTTTCTTGAAGACACATTTAATCCTCAGCCGCCAAAACACTTAACCACTTTTGTTGACTTTGTTAAAGAATATATTAATTTTGCAAGTAACAGAAGTTCTGGTGCAGTTGGACTTCCTAACTTAATTCCTTATATGTATTACTTCTGGTATTTAGATAAGAATAATGGATATATGGGAATTACAGATTGGAATAAATATGCAAGACAAAACATTCAGAGATTTATTTATGCAGTAAATCAGCCTTGCGTAAGAGACGGACAGCAATCTGCATTTACCAATACTTCTGTTTTTGATAGAGAATATTTAATGGCTTTATTCGGTGGTTCAGAGTTTCCTAATGGTGAATTTATGGTTGACCATATAGAAGAAATTATGGAGTTCCAGAAAACTTATATGGAAGTAATGAGTGATATTAGAAGTGAGAATATGTTTACTTTCCCTGTAAGTACAATTTCTCTTGTTAGAAAAGATGGAAAATTTGTTGATGAAGAATTTGCTGAGTGGGCTATTAAGCACAATATGAAGTGGTCTGATAGTAACTTGTTTATTGATGATAATGTTTCAAGTCTTTCTAATTGTTGCAGACTTAAGAGTAATATTGAAGATTTGGGCTATTTCAACTCTATCGGCGGAACTGCTCTTAAGGTTGGTTCTGTTAAGGTTAATACAATAAATCTTGCTAGACTTGCTCTTGATACCAATAGTAAGGAAGAATATTTAGAGGAGCTTAAAAATAGAACACTTTGTGCTGTTAGAGTTCTTCACGTTGTAAGACATATAATCAAGAGAGATGTGGAAAAGGGATTGCTTCCTAATTTCTCTCACGGATTAGTAGATTTTGAACATTTATATAATACTATTGGATTTATTGGTATTTATGAAACTATGAAGAAATTTGGATTTACTTATCAAGATAAATTAGGAAATACTTACTATACAAAAGAGGCTGAAGATTTAGGAAGAGAAATCTTTGAAACTATAAGAAAAGTTGCAGATGATTTCATAAAGGAAAATAATTGCGATTATATGATTAATTGCGAGCAGATTCCTGGTGAGCAGAGCGCGGCGAAGCTTATGAGAAAAGATAAATTTTTCTATCCAAAGGCAAATATTTATGACCTGCCACTTTATGGTAATCAGTTTATGCCTCTTGGTATTCAGACTACTCTTCACGAGAGAATCAGGGTGCAAGCGTTGTTTGATAGTTTCTGTAATGGTGGTAGTATTCTCCACGCGAATATTGATTCTCCATTTAATAATTATGAAACTGCAAGAAAAATGGTAGAATATATTGCAGATCAGGGTGTTACCTATTTTGCATTTAATACTAAAATTCAGGCTTGTGAAGATAATCATGCGTTCTATGGAACTACTTGTCCAATTTGTGGAAAGCCTATGGCAACGGAATACACAAGAGTTGTTGGTTTCTTAACTCCTGTAAAGACTTGGACAAGAGACAGAAGAAAAGAGTATACAATGAGAAGATGGGCGCCGATTAATATTGAAGGTGCAGTAGAGAAGTAAAGGAGATTTTAATGAAAATTAAAAATTTAATTGACGAGGACTTTACTAATTATAAAAAACCCTCAATGTTTATTGGAACTTCAAGTTGCGATTTTAAATGTGATAAAGAGTGCGGCAAGCCAGTATGTCAAAATTCTGAGCTTGCCAAAGCTCCTAGTATTGAAATTGATGATGAAAAAATTATTAAAAGATTTAATTCTAATCCAATAACTGAAGCAATCGTTTTTGGCGGACTTGAACCGCTTTATGGAAGCGGTTTAAATCATGTTGGAGATTTTCATCATTTTTCATATCGTATTCCAGAATTAAATAAAGGTACTGATATAGTAGTTTATACTGGATATTATCCCAGTGAAATTCATTATTCAGATTTTCAATTCTGGTATAGTATGACTAATGCTATAAAAGGTAATTTAATTTTTAAATTTGGTAGATTTATTCCAGATAGACCACATAGATTTGATGAAGCTCTTGGTGTTGAATTAGCCAGTGACAATCAATTTGCTATTAATCTTATGGAGATAGAGGCTGAATATGCGATAGATATGTGGAGAGAATTAGTTGAAATAGAAAGGAAATTTAGAATATGAAAAAATTTTATACTGATGAAGAATTATTTAATTCTGCATATTAGAAAAAAAATAAATATTATTTAGATAAAGATGGAGTTTATTGGGAAAGAGAATCTTTGTTTAATATAATAGAAGAAATATTAAATCAGTCTTTCTATAAAAAGGAGCATTTTAATGAAAACGATGAAAATTAACAACGGAGAATTAAGATGACAATTAAAGAATTGGCAGAGAAGAATAATTGTACCGAAGAAGTTATTCATTTAATTTTTAATCTAACTGAAGAATTAATACAAGAAATATTAAAGGAGAAATGTGAATGAAAGATTTAATAATTCTAGGAAATGGTATTGCGGGAATGACTGCCGCGCTCTATGCAAAAAGAGCGAATTTAGATTTTAAAATAGTAGGTAGAGACGAATTTGATTTTGGACAAATTGCTAATGCAATAATGGTTGAGAACTATCCTGGCGTTGACCCAATGCCAGGCTTTGATTTAGCAATGAAAATTCATGACCAATTGGAAGATAATGGGATTAAGATTGAGGAACACGAAATTCTAAAGATATGGCCTGGTATTACCCCTGAGAATAGAGTTGACTGGAGAATTGCTTATAGAGATGGAGAAGATAGCGCAAAAGCAGTAATCTATGCTCTTGGTGCAAAACATAGAAAATTAGATTGTATGATAATGGAAGGAATACCAATTCATTACTGTGCATTATGTGATGGTATGTTTTATAAAGACAAGACTGTTGCTATTATTGGCGGTGGTGATGTCGCATTTACGCAAGCAGAATATTTATCTAAAATTTGTAAAGAAGTTAATATTGTAATGTGTGATGAAAATGTAACTGCTAGTCCTTCTACTTTTGAAAGAGTTTCTAAGATTGATAATGTTTATATAATTTATAATTATCCAATTCAAGCTATTGTTAAGTATGCAAATGGAAAGTATGGATTAAAGAAACCAAAATGTGATGATTTTTCTCTTAGTAATATTCAAACCGATGGAATTTTTGTAGCAATAGGAATGAAGCCTAATATTGAACCTATTAGTGAAAAAGAAATTATATGCCCTAATGGATATATTTATACTAATGATAAATGTTGTAGTAATAGACTTGGCTTCTTTGCGGCAGGAGATATAAGAGGTAAAATAACTCGACAAGCAATTACTGCGGCAGCAGATGGAGCAATAGCAGTTAATTCTGTATGTAATTATTTAAATCAATATTGGAGTAAATGATTTGTTTACTTGGTGCCGCGCCCCACAATTTTCACCAGTTCCACGGGAATCGGTGTGAAGCGCGGCGAGAAGTGTAAGGAGGTAGGCTAAATGAAAGAGATACTTAGAATATCATTGGATAAAAATGAACCATTAACTGAACTAACCAATAGCTCCTGGCACAGTTTTTATATAATGAGGATAAATGAAATAATCTTTTACGAGTTAGACAAAGAAGATTCAAATAATGGAGGTGAATAGGATGAAGATCAATAAGAAATTATTAAGTGCAGTAGGAATGTTAACTGTTTCTGCAACAATGTTAATCTCTTCAACTTTTGCTTGGTTCAGTCTTAATAAGAAAGCATCAGTAGAGAATATGTCATTAAAAGTTACCACATCAAGCAACTTGTTAATCTCTCCCGATAATTCAAGTGATGCAACTTATGATAAAGAACTAAAGAAAAACATCGAAGCCCTACTTGCACCAAGTTCAACAATTAACGGCATAGACTATTTCTATACTCTTGATGCCGCGGCAGATGGACATAAAGCAAAAGGTCCAAATGATGAGTATCCATTCTTAAGATATATGGAGAATGAGACTCTTGATGTGTTAGATACTTATGCAGAGAAAAATAAGTATGATAGTGTATTTAACTTAAACTATAATATTTCTACCGCAAATCCTGAAACAGCAACCGCTTTTAAGACAGCATATGGTTACGTAGACTATATAATGTATCTTAAAGCAACAAGTACAGAAGAAAATCAAAAGATAGTAATGAGTAAATGTAATCTTCTCTATAAGGGAGAAGTTCTTACAGACAAGGCATGGCGTGCAGCAATCCTTGTTCAAGAGACAAATGCAAAAACTCAGCCAACTTCAGTAGGAGAATTAGTTTCAATAATTGCGCCAGACGGAGCAAAGAATCATAATGAAGGTCTTGCTGCAGACACTACATCATCAATAGGTGATATAAGTAATGATAATGAAGAAGTAGTTATTGATGATAGTATTGCTAATGGTGAAAGTAAATACTACAAAGTTGTTGTAAGAGTTTGGATTGAGGGAGAAGATACTACTTGTACAACAGAGGTTTATGGTAATAGAACCGATAAATATACTTTAGATTTAGAGTATAAAATTGATAAAGATATTGAAGGTGTTAAATCAATAGGTTCTGTGAAATCTGAATAATTATATTGTGCCGCGCTTGCAAATTTGCTTAAAATTTTGTAGGCGCGGCACAAGGTGTTTATAAATTTGACTTTTCAAAAAATTTTTGTTATAATTAATTAGAAAATTAAAAAAGGAGGAAGAATATGGCGAATAATAATTATGGAATTAATGATATAGACCATCTTGATACAAGAGAAGCCATGCGTACTCGTATCCAGATGTACCTCGGCTCAGATGATACAGATGGAATATATCAGGCATTAAAGGAAATTATAAATAACTCTACAGATGAAGCATTAGCGGGTTATGGTAAAGAAATTCATATTCGACTTGATGAAAAAAATAATAGCATTGAAGTAAGAGATTATGGTCGTGGCGTTCCCTTCGGAACTAAAGATGGTCGGAATATTCTTGTTGCTATTTATACGGAAAGTCATACAGGCGGAAAATTTGGAAAAAGTGCCTATAAGAATAGTTCAGGACTTAATGGTATTGGTGGTACCGCAGTATGTATGAGTTCAAGATACTTTATTGTAAGTTCTATAAGAGATGGAGTAGTTGCTACTGCTAGTTTTAAGCAAGGTAATCTTGAAAATTATAATGAAAAATCGACAAAAGGGTTAGGAGAAGATTATTCTAAAAATGGTACTCTAATTGAGTTTTCTCCAGATAAAGAAGTCTTTCAGAATATGGAAGAGGGTTTTTCTTATGATAGAATTTGTAAAGAAATAAAAAATATTTCTTACCTTAACAAAGGTATTCATTTTATAGTTTCTACCACTTCTGGTAAAAAGCAAGAATACTATTCTAAAAATGGCATTGCTGATTTTATTAAAGATAATATAGAAAAACCTCTTATGTCCTCTCCAATTATTGTCTCAAAGTCTGATGGAGTAGACGAAATTGAGATTGCTTTTATGTGGACTGGCGGCAGTTATAAAGAGTATGTCTTTGTAAATGGACTTTATTGTCCAGAGGGTGGCTCGCCTGTTACTGGTGCAAAAACTACAATTACAACCTCAATGAAACGTTTAACTGGAAAAGATTTTTCTCCAGAATTGATAAGAAAAGGTTTAGTTTTTGCAATAAACTGTAAAGTAGCAAATCCTTCTTTTGCAAATCAGACCAAGAGTAAGATTAATAATCCTAATCTTAGAACTCTTGCAAGTGCCGCATTTAAAGAGGGATTGGAAAATTTTGCAAACACTGGAAGCTTTGCATCAATAGTAGAAATGATGGTTAGATTCCAAAGTGCAGAAAAGGCGGCAGATAAAGCAAGAGAAGCAGTTCTTTCTCATACAAAAGAGATAACTGAAATGCGTAACAAAAAGGGTATAATCCTTGATAAAGTTAGTGACGCAAAAATTCTCGGAGAAAAATCTCATCTTCTTATCTGTGAGGGTAAATCTGCATCTGGCTCTGCTAAAAAAGGAAGAGATAAAGATTATCATGGTATTTTTGAGGCAAAAGGTAAAATGATAAATGCCTTAAGTTGTTCAGAAGAAAAATTCCTTAAAAATGACGAAATTAAACAATTACAAGTTGCAGTTGGTTTTGACTACGGCAAACCACTAAATCCTAAAAAATTAAGATATGGATATATAGATTTCTTTGTAGACCCAGATGTAGATGGCGCGCATATCTTCTTACTTGGCTTAGTAGATATATGGAGAATTTGTCCAGAGTTTATTAAGCAAGGAAGAGTTGGTTGGTACCATGCACCTCTTTTTATTGTTGAAAATAAAGGCAAACAGACATATTTTTATACAGATGAAGATTATAATGAAAGAGGAAGAAAACTCCCTGGTAATGCAAGACGTGTAAAGGGTATTGGTTTGCTTGAAAAAAAAGAACTTCAAGAAGCAATCTTTAATTGTCCAGAAGCACACGAAATTTTTGAATATACACCAGAAGCAATGGAAGCTCTTGAGGCACTTATGGGTGCTGATGTGCAACCTAAGAAAGATTTTGTTTTCCAAAATATAGATTTTAGTAAATATGGAGAAATGTAATATTTGACTTTTTTAAAAAAATATATTATAATTATATTATAATAAAGGAGTGAAAAGAATGGATTTAAAACAAAGAATTGAATCAAGCTTCTGTACATATGCTGCCATGGCTATTCAACATCGTGCGATTGTTGATGTTCGAGATTGTTTAAAACCTGCTCAGCGTATGGCTATGTATTCACAGGTGCTTGATAAAATCACATATAAAAAGCCCCATAAGAAAACCCATGCTAGTATTATATCAGCCATGCAACATTTCTATGTTCATGGTGATGCCCCTATGGCACAGGTTGTATGTCGTATGGGTAGTAATATAAGTATGAGATACCCAATTGAAGATACAATTGGTAATATGGGTACTTATGCTCATCTTGATGATTTCGCAGCGCCTCGTTATACTGAAATGAGGTTAGGCGAAATGGGAACAAGGATGGTAGAAGGAATTGATAAAGAAAGTATTGATGTATGGTTTGATAACTATGATAATACTGAAAAATTTCCTTCCGTTCTCCCTTCATTAGGATACTATAATATAGTAAATGGTACAACTGGTATTGCTGTTGCTATGGCAAGTAGTATTCCTCAGTTTAATTTACGTGAAGTTAATGAAGCACTTATTAAGTTACTGTGGAATCCTGATATTGATTTTGATGAAATTTATTGTGCACCAGACTTTGCAACAGGAGGGACAATTCTTAATGCAGATGAAGTAAAAGAGTCATTAAGAGTTGGTCATGGAAAATCTGTAATTATTCGTGGTGATGTTGAATATGATAGTACAGAACATAAACTTCAGGTAACTGCTGTTCCTTATGGTGTAGCAACAGATAATATTAAAAAACAGATAGGAAAAATGTTCAACCCAGACCCTGAAGATAAAAAACCGATTCCTTCAACAGCATGTGCAGGAATAAAAAGATTTACTGACTCTTCAGAAGAAATAGTTGATATTTCTGTTTGGCTTGAAAAGGGTGCAAATGTAAATAATGTTATTAAAAATTTGTATAAATATACTTCAATTCAAAGCTATTTTCCTATTAATTTAACTATGCTTGATAATGGTACTAATCCAAAAGTATTTGGTTGGAAAGAAGCATTACAAAGTCATCTTAATCATGAGATTAAAGTTAGAAGAAAAATACATGAATATAATATAAAGAAGATTGATGAAAGACTTCCTATTGTTGAGGCAATCGTTCTTGCTTTAGCAAATGTTGACGAAGTAGTTTCACTTATTAGAAGTTCAAAAAATACTTCAGAAGCAAAAGCTAAGTTAATTGAGCGTTTTAATTATACTGATGCTCAAGCAAAAGCAGTTGTTGATATTAAATTAGGTCGTTTAGCAACACTTGAAATTCAATCTTTTAATGATGAAAAAGAAGAACTCACTAAAAGCAGAGATTATTCTGTTCTTGCACTTAGTGATAATAATGTTCTTTACAAAGAAATTGAAAAAGATTTAAGAGAAGTTGCTGATAAATTTGGTGATGATAGAAGAACAGTTCTTAAAAATCTTGATTATAAAGGTAAAGATGATGATGCTGAACCAATAGAAAAGAAAGAACTTATCATCTACTACACCAATCTCGGCAACATCTACACAGTAGAATCTTCAACTCTTATGAAGTCGCGCCGCGGCGCAAAGGGTAAAAAGATTAAACTTGCAGATAATGAAGTTGTAACTAAAATTATTAGCGATAATAACTTTAGCGACCTTTATGCATTTACCGCAAGTGGTAATATGTGTACAGTTTCTCTTGATGAATTGCCACTTGATACAAAAGTTAATCTTTCTCAGCTTTTAAATCTTGAAATTGGAGATAAAGTAACTACTCTTGTATCTCTTGCATCAAGACAGAAAAAGAAAAATTTTATATTTATTACCAAAAAAGGTATGATTAAGAAAAGTGAAACAAGTCTTTACAACATAAAGCGCGGCAAGACAATGAAAGCTATCAAACTCAAAGAGGGTGACGAAGTTGTAAATGTGATGCTTATGGACGAAGGAGAGGTAGGTATTCTCTCAAGTTCTGGTTGCTTTGTAAAGATTTCTATTGATGATATAACTCCTATTGGTAAAATTGCTATGGGTGTAAAAGCAATTGCACTCAAAGACGGCGAGTATGTAATAGATGCAAAAGAGATAAAATCTAGTGATAAATATTTAATAACTCTATCTAAAAACGGTATCGTAAAGAAAACTTCTATTGAAGACTTCGCCGTTACAAATAGAGCAACTCGTGGTAAGCAAGTATCAGGAGTGAGAGATAATGACACAATCACTAAAATATTGACTATTGAAAAAGATTGTGATATAATAATTATAGTAAATAAGAGAAGTATCAAAATTTCTACAAGTGAAATTCCAGAGCTATCTCGTACCGCAACAGGTGTAAAGGGTATCAACCTTACAAGCGGTGAAACAGCATTGGATGTTGTAGTTTCAAGTGAGGAGTAAAACTTTAGAGTTTTCTCCTTGCACCGATACTTTTATTTACACTTCTCTTAATTTTAGTTAAAAGAATTAATTTAAACATTTGACTTTTGAAAAAAATTAAGATATACTAATTATAGAAAATAAAACACAAGTCTTGCTTTTGAAATAAAATAAGTAAATTAATAGAGATAAGTGTTTTATTAATAAATAATAAATTTTTAAATACTTAAAAGGAGTGATTTGTAATGGCAAAGGCAAAAATGACTGAAAATTCTAGAAAGGTGTTCGAGTATCTCAAGGCAGCAGGTGCTGGAGTAAAGTTCACAACTAAGCAGGTTCAGTAGGATCTCGGCTTTGAGAAGTCTGGTTCTGTAACTGGTTCTGTAACTGGTCTTGTAAGAAAGGGCTATGCAGTTCGTGAGAAGGCTGTAGTTGAGGTAGACGGTAAGGAGAAGGAAGTTTCTGTATTCTATCTTACTGAAGAGGGCGCAGCTTTCGACCCAGACGCAGACGTTGAGGAATAATCTTAATTAAATATAAAGCAGGGTAGTATCCCTACCCTGCTCTATTTTTAAGATTAAATTAATTTCAGTTACTAAATTTATTTAAAAAAATATTTTAATTGTATTGGAGGATTTTAATTATGCTTAATATTAAAGATAAGAATAGTCAGAGTAAGAATCAGATTTATATTAGTGGTGTACTTACAGAAATGGATATCCAGCCAAAGTAGACTAATGATGGTAGAAACTTTGCAACTGGTACAATCAAGGTCAGAGTTGACCAAGAGATTAATGGAAAGAAAGTGGAAAATATAATTCCAATCTCACTTTTCTCTATGGAGCTTAAGAGTGATAAGACTGTTAATCCAAACTATGCTCGTATTCTCGGATATAGAGACTCATTTACATCACTTAGTGCGGCAGAGACACCTGCACAGGCATCTAAGGTAACAATAGGTCTTGGAAATATCACTGAGAACAGATGGATTGACCAGACAACTAAGGAACTTAGAACAGGCTTTAGAATTAATTCTAATTTTATAAATAAGGCAAAAGATACTGACGAAGAGAAGGCTACTTTTGAACTTTCAGGTGTAGTTGGTAAACTTCAGCCAGAATATGATAAGAACGGAGACGAGACAGGTAGACTTATCGTAAAGTTCATTGTAGTACAGTTCGGTGGAAAGATTGATATTATTGATCTTATTGCTGTAGATACAGCAAAAGCTCACATTGAGACTAACTGGAAAGAGGGAGATACTGTTAAGGTAGTTGGTGTAATTAACATGACTCAGAAGACAGTAACTTGGATGGAGCCTCAGGGATTTGGTCCAGACATTCCTCGTCAGAGAACAGAGTCTAGCAGAGAGCTTATCATCATCGGTGGTTCTGCAGGTGGACTTGAGGATACTCTTTCATATGATGCAGATGACATCAAGGTTGCAATTGCTGAAAGACAGAAGGCTATCGAAGAGCTTAAGAGTAAGTCTGCTAATAAGCCCGCTACAGCACCAGCTTCTTCTAGTGGATTTGGTTTCTAATAAAACCTAAATCTATTAAAGGAGGGGTTAAGTAATGGCTATAAATTTAAAAGAACTTAAACCGCAACAGATTAGTAAAGATTTACGTGGAAAGTATATAATGTTTTATGGAAATGCAGGCGTAGGTAAAACTACGCTTGCCTCCAAATTTAAAGATGTACTTATTGCAGGTTTCGAGCAAGGTACTAATGCATTGAATAATGTATATGTACAGCCAGTTAAGACTTGGCAAGATTGGCGAGACATGGTAAGACAGCTTCAAAAAGACAAAGAACTTCAAGAGAAATTCCAGAGTATTGCAATAGATACTGCTGATGAAGCTTGGGACTTATGTGTAAAGCACGTATGTGGTCAGAATAATATTACTTCTCTTGATGAACTTCCATGGGGCAAGGGATATGAACTCGCAAAGAAAGAATTTCGCTCTACTTTTAGAGAACTCACTTATAGTGGCTATGGATTGATTTTTATTTCCCATTCAATCGAAAAAGAGATTGAAGAAAATGGAGAGAAAAATAAAAAGATAGTTCCCGCGCTACAAAATACCCCATTCCAGATTATTAATAAAATGGTGGATATTGTAGCATACATAAGAGAAGTTTCTAATAATGATAGGGAAAATCCTCAAACAAAGAGATTTATATTCCTTAGGGACGAAACAGGTAAACTGTTTTTCGCTAAATCTCGTTATAAGTATATAACTCCAAGAATTGAACTTGGCTATCAAGCACTTGTAGACGCCATTTATGACGCTATTGATAAAGAAGTTCAAGAGTCGGGTGGAGAGAGTACAAATGAGAAAAATCCTTATAGCGAAAAGACTTTTGAAGAAATGATGTCAGAGGCGAGGGAATTATGGAACGAAGGTGTAACAAAAGGAAGAACGGAACAGATTGTAAAAATTCTGGCTGATACTTTTGGTAGGGAAATTAAATTCTCTCAAATAACTCCCGAAGAAAAAGATAAACTTAATGATGCCCTGATTGAAATTCATACTATATTTTAAGTGAAAGTAAAGAGGGTTTTTATAACCCTCTTTCTTTATTAGGAGTTGAAGAACTAGTGTTACAGATAATAGATTCTAACATATTGCTTGATTTCCCATAGGTTATAGTTAATGAGGAAGATATAGTAATAACAACAGACGTATTAAAGGAATTAGACGGATTAAAATTAAGTTCTAATTCTGAAACTGCTTTTAAAGCACGTCGTGCCGCGGTCGTCATCTCAAAGAACTTAGAGAAGATAATTTTCAATCCAGAATTGGAAAATGAAAATATGAAGGTTGACGATAAACTTTTAAAACTTGCTGCTAAGTATAACGGCATTTTAATTACAAATGACGTCTACTTAAAAGTAAAATGTTTAATTTCACAAGTTAAAACTAAAGGTTACGGCGGTACAGAAGAATACTCTGGAATACTTTATTGGGATATTGAACTTGACGAAAATAATTACAATGAAGATTTAGAAAAATTATTAGAGTCAAAAACTACTATGGAAACTAATAATAATCAGTATATAATTGTAAGAAACATAGAGAACAAGGAAATTGTTACTATTGTTCAAAATAGAGACGGAGAAATAAAAGAGGTTATTCCTTTTGAAATAACTAACAATTGGATAAATAAAATTTACCCAAAAAATCCAGAACAAAGATGTTTATTTAATACTCTCCAAAGAAAAGATATCTCTATTGTTTATGCAGGAGGTCAATTTGGAACAGGAAAAAGTTTTATTTTAAATAACTATGCAATTTCTTAGTTAGAAAAAGGTAAAATTTCTAAAATTGTCTACGTTCCTAATAACGCCTATACTGCAAATACTGTTGATTTAGGTGCACTGCCAGGAGACCTTCTTGATAAAACAATAGGTCAGATTGGTCCACTTATTGATTTAGTCGGAATAGATTAGATAAAAGATTGGATGAATACTGAGCAGTTAGAAGTAGTACCAATACAATTTATAAGGGGTCGTAGTTTTTCTAACTCAATAATTATTGTTAATGAAGCACAGAATTTAACAGAAGACCATATAAAGTTATTGCTAGCAAGAGTAGGAGAAAATTCAAGAATATTCTTTGATGGAGATTATAAACAAACTGATAGTCCAATCTTTAAAAATAAGAATGGTTTAAAACTTTTATTAGAGTTAAGAAAATCTCCTGTATTCTCAAAAATCTTTGCTACTGTTAAATTAAAAACTATTGAAAGAAGTTTAACTGCACAAGCATCTAGTTATCTTGATGATTTAACAGGCGGAATTTAATTGACATTTTATAAAAAATATTATATAATATTTATATAAAATAAAAGAGAAAGGTGATACCAATGGGCAAAAAGATAAGTGAAGATATAATAAATCAAATTCCAATTCTTTATAAAGAGTTAGGAACTAAAAAGGCAGTTGCCGAGAAACTTGGTATATCTTCATCAACAGTAAGTAAATATATAAATCTTTACGAAGCCGCCCCTCAATCTGCGCCGCCCGCAACAAAACGGCAGAAAATTAATTTAACAGAAGAACAAATTCTCGAAATTAATCAACGTTATGCCAATTGTTTGAATATGGCTCAGGTCGGACGTGAGATGGGTATAAGTGCGGCACAAGTAAAGAAATATCTAACTGAAGAAAATTTAAAATTAAAAGAAAAAATAAATGATGATAGAGATGTGTTGTTTTTTTATATTTTTAAATTATTTGGACAGTATAGTGAAGAGAACCCTGTCAATCCGTGGAATATTATTCAAATGCAGAAATTTAAGTCTCAAGGTTATCCTTATCGTGGACAGTATCTTGCATTAAAATATTTCTTTGAAGTCGAAAGGAATAGTGTAGAAAAATCCCACGGCAGCATTGGTATTATACCTTATGTTTGGAATAGAGCGTCGGCATATTATGAACGCCAAGCAAACAAAATTGATAATATAACTACTTTAATTGAAAAGCAGTTAGAACAAGATAGAATATCTATAAATATTAATCCCCAAGACTACTTCGGTAAGAAGAAGAAAAAGATTAAGCCAATAGATTTATCAACACTTGAAGAATAAGGAGTATTTTTAAAATACTCCTTATTTGACTTTTTAAAAAAATAATGGTATAATATATTTATAGAAAGGGGGAATTTTGGTTGATTATAGTTGATAGAAGAACTGTTATTCAAATACTTGGTAGTTTAATGTTAAAGCCAAGTTTACTAAATGATGTTGACAAGTATCAGCTTATGCCGCAGGACTTTCAACAGCCTTTAGACCGCTATACCTTTTCAGCAATCTATAATCTTTATGCGGGCGGCGCAGAGAAAATTCATGCCGTAGATATAGAAACATATCTTCAACATAATGATGTTGCAAAAGATTTAATAGAAAAAGAAAATGGTGTAACTTTCTTCCAAGATTGTGAAACTTATAGTGACCCGAATAATTTTAATTATTATTATACGAGATTAAAGAAATTTTCTTTATTGAAAGACTTACAGAAAAACGGAAAAGATGTAAGTAAATTTTATTGCGAAGACCCTTTGAATCCAGATTATCAAAAGATAAATGATAAATTTGAAGAAATGACTCCCGCAGATATTGTTAATATATTAAAAGGAGAAATTGCAACTTTAGAGGATAAGTATTCTACTCAGAGTGTAGTTGAAGAAGGTCATGCTTGTGATGGAATTAGAGATTTGCTTAAAGACCTTCAGCAGAAGCCAGAAGTTGGACTACCACTTCAGGGTGATATATTCAATACAATAACAAGAGGAGCAAGAAAAGGTAAATTGTATCTGCGTTCTGCAGGTTCTGGTGTAGGTAAATCGAGATCTATGGTTGGAGACGCTTGTAATATGGCGTATCCAATAAGATATGAGCCAAGATATGGTAAATGGATTTCCACTGGTGAGCCAGAAAAAATACTTTATGTAATGACTGAGCAGGACACGGCAGAAATTCAAACAATGATTTTAGCATATTTAACAGGATTAAACGAAGAAATTTTCCTTTATGCAAATTTCCAAGAAGAATATATGGATAGGATTAATAAAGCAATAGAAATAATGGAAACATATAAAGATTATTTCTTAACTGCGAGAATACCAGACCCTTGTCCATCAGTAGTAACAAATCTTTTTAGAAAACATAATTTCCAAAATAATGTAGAAAATTTCTTTTATGATTATATTTTCTCTTCCCCTGCGATGCTTGATGAATATAGGGATTTAAAATTAAGAGAAGATGTACTGTTAAGATTGTTTACAACTAATTTAAAAAATCTATCAGTTGAGCTTAATGCTTTTGTTATGACTTCTACTCAGTTGAGTAATGAAGATGATAAAGATAAAGGCGGTTTTAGAGATTTCCGTAATATTCGTGGTTCTAGAGCAATAGTAGACCTATCTGACTTTGCTTGTATTATGTCAAGACCATCAACAGAAGAACTAAGCATGGTTAGCGGTTTTCAAAAAAGATATAATCTTGAGCCGAACCTTATTACTGATGTTTTCAAGAATAGACGAGGACGTTGGACAATGTTAAGGATTTGGTCAATGATGGACTTAGGAACGTGCCGCAGACACGATTTGTTTGTGACAACACCAGATAATAAACCGATAGACAGTTTCCAGATAGTTGAATTTAATTTTGAAAAAACTCTTGAAATGATAGAATTAGAAAAACATTATAATAATGATATTGATATGTCAGAAGATAATGCTGATAAATTAATTTCAATGATAAATCTTGAAACAGGCGAAGTGGTTGAAAAGAAAATTGATGCGATTAAAGAGGCATTTGGTGGAGAGAAAGCAATAAAAGAAAGGTTAAAGGGTGTCTCACTCGGTGATATGTTATGATTGATTTAAAAAAATTAAAAGAACAACTTACACCAGAAGACATTATCGAATTAGTAACCTATCTTGGCGCAGATAGATACAATCAAAGAAAAGGTTGTATTATGTTTCCCACTATATGCCATAATATAGATAGTGAAGAAGCAAGTTTAAAACTTTATTATTATGAAAATTCTCAGTTATTCAAATGTTATACAGGCTGTCCAGAAGAAAGTTTTGATATTTATGCTTTATTTGAAAAGAGATTTAAGTTATTAAAAAAGAATTATGATTATTATAAAGATATAGTTTTAATTATAGCAAAAAATAAAAAGATAACTGAATTAGATAATCAAAGTTTTAATAATAAATATGAGTCTGATTTTTCTCAATATAACTCTCCAAACATAGTATTAAATATTCCTGCAATTTCTAAAAGAGTTTTGAAAGTTTTTAATTTCTATCCAACAGTAGAATGGTTAAATGACGGAATAAGTGAAGAGGCAATGAAGGAATATAATATACTCTATTCTATTGATAGAAACAGCATTATAATTCCTCACTTTAATGAAAATAATGAATTAATTGGTATTAGAGGAAGAAACTTAAATGATGATGATATTAGGTATGGTAAATATACGCCAGTACAAATTGAAGGTATTATTTACTCTCATCCTCTAACATATAATCTCTACGGATTGAATAATGTTAAAGAAAATATTGAAAGATATAGAATGGCAATTATTGCAGAAAGTGAAAAGGCTTGTATGCAGTATTATACGATGTTTGGAAAAGATAAAAATATATGTTGCGCCGCCTGCGGAAGTAATATACATTACTATCAAATAGAATTGCTATTGCGACACAATGTAGATAAAATTCTAATTGCTTTTGATAAAGAAGGCGAGAATTGGGAAGAACAGCAAAAATATTTTAAAAAATTAGAGAACTTTTGTTTAAAGTATCGTAACAAAGTTGAAATGGGTTTCATATGGGATAGTCAAAATCTTTTAAAATTAAAAGATAGCCCATTTGATAAAGGAAAAGACATATTTTTAAAACTTTATAAAGGAGCAGTGTGGTATTAAATGAAGTATATAAGACAAACAAGTTAGAATTTTACAAAAGATTTCCTTAATAATCTTTTGATTGATAGAGGAATAATAAGTAATTTTACACCAGAAGAAAGAGAAAGATTTTTTAACCCAACATTAGCAAATGAAGTAGATCCTAGTTTACTTGATAATATCTAGGAAGCATATCAACTGCTTCTAACTCACTGTGCCGCGGGCGGAACTATATATGTCGCGGTCGATCCAGATGTTGATGGCATGACATCAGCAGCGCTATTCTTTAACTATATGAGTGATGTGGTAAGTAAAGATTTTGCTTTTACTTTAAAATACCATATACCAGAAGGTAAAGAACACGGTTTAGCAACAATAATGGATTGGTTTCCTGAGCAGGGCAATGGTGCACTTATCGTAATGCCAGATAGTTCTAGTAATGACTACGAACAGCATAAGGAATTAAAAGAACGAGGATATGATATACTTGTTCTTGACCACCATGAAGCAGACCATTATAGCGAAGATGCAGTGGTTGTAAATAATCAGCTTTCAAAAAATTATCCTAATAAATTTTTAAGCGGAGTTGGTATTGTTTTTAAATTCTTTGAATATTGGGAACAACAGCAACAATATGAGGAAAATTATATTTATAATTATATAGACCTCGCCGCACTTGGAATTATTAGTGACGTAATGCAGATGACTACTTTGGAGAATAGATTTATTTGTGATTATGGACTTAGTAATATTAAAAATGAATTTATTAGAAAGATAATGAAGAAGCAGTGTTATTCTTTGTTTGGAATTAGCGAAGAAAAATGGACAGATGATTATTATACTAATGGTGAGTTAACTCAAATTAAAGTTGCATTTTATATAACACCACTAATTAATGCGCTTATTAGAGTTGGTAACCTACAAGAAAAGGAAAGATTATTTCTTTCCTTCATCACACCTAATGTCGAGGTTCCATCTACGAAGCGCGGCGAGAAGGGTATGCAGGAAACAATTTGCACGTAGTCTATTAGGAACTGTGTAAATGCAAAAGCAAGACAGAAAAAGGAACAGGAGAAGGCGGCAGAACTTCTTAGTATTCAAATCTCCGATAATAATTTAGAAGAAAATAAAATCTTAATCCTCAATGCAGACGAGATAGATGTTGATACTACTTTAACTGGACTATGTGCTATGGAAGTTGCCGCAAAGTATAAGAAACCAGTTCTATTAGGTAGAACCACAATGGACGGCAAAGAATTACGTGGTTCTATCAGAAACTTTGATAATAGTCCTTTGGAAGATTTTAAATCCTTCCTAATGTCATCGGGAATGATGATATATGTCGAGGGGCACGCGAATGCTGCCGGCTTCGACATCCCAACAAATTGTGTAGCGCGGCTCAACGAGTTTGCAAACGAGAAATTAAAAGATTATGATTTTAACGAAAAATATTTTGATGTTGATTTCGTAGTAAATAGTAATTGTAGCTATCTAGAAGAATTAATCTTTGATTTAGATAGAGGAAGTAAATTATTTGGACAAGGTTGTAATGAACCTCAAATTGTTATAGAAAATATGATAATTGATAGCAAAGATATTCAAATTATAGGTGCAAGAAAAGATACAATTAAATTTGTAGTAAATGGAATAACTTATGTTAAATTCTTTGCAAAAGATTTAATTGAAGAAATTAAATCAAAAAATGGAAAGTTAACTATGACAATTCTAGGTAGAGGCACCGTTAATAGATGGATGGGCAGAGAAACGGCGCAAATTTTAGTTAAAGAAATTGAATTTAAAGAAACTAGTATTTACGATTTTTAAGGAGGAAAATTAATTATGGAATACGAGATTATGAAGCAGACCGACGAGATTAGAGTTAATGACGAAGAAGAGGCAAAGGCATTGATTGAAAAGTTTAAGCAGGACGCTTTAACAAATGGATATGAAATTGCAAGCTATTCTTCAACCAAGAAGGATAAGAAACTCAAAGGTGAAGTGGTTGACGAATGGGTCGTAGTAAAAATTGTTAAGAAGTGGGCATAATTCTAGCCGCCGCGTATAATGCGTGGCGGCGCTTCTATTAAAAATTGACTTTTTAAAAAAAATATGCTATAATATATATAGAAAATAAAAAAAGGAGTGATATTATGGAGTATCAAAGAATGGATACCCATGCACACAGTGAATACTCAAACATTCGCTTGATTGATGCCATTAATAAGATACCTGATATGATGAAGACAGCATATAGTCTTGGTTATAACGGCATTACATTAACTGACCACGAATGTCTGTGTGGGCATATCCAATGGTTAGATACAGAAGAAAAACTAAAGAAAAACGGAGATATTCCAGAAGATTTTAAATGTGCTCTTGGTAATGAAATTTATCTTGTTGAAGATAGAAATAATATAGAGCGTTATTGGCACTATATATTAATAGCAAAAAATAGTGATGGACACCGTGCATTAA